GGGTCAGGATAGAAGTTCCAAACAGATACGTGATTAACTTGTGGCACAGTCTTAAACACTGGGTCGTATTCACCCTCGTCATTCCAATTTGGATACTCTTTATCTACAGCAAAAGGTCCTTTCATAATACCTGTACCAAATAGAGCCATCTCAAATGCACTGCTACGTAAATTTTTATTTGCACCTGACTCTTCTAGTTGGTCATGTATTTTTTTCTGCATCTTTTTTGCAGCAACCATAGCTGGATTAAACTCTATAGCCGTAGGTGTTTTACCTGTACCCTCTTTTAATTTATCTTCAATAGGCTCTAATTTATTTTCTAAAGGTCCTAGTTTTTCTAGCAAACTCTTTTGAGTTGCACCTGCAGGCAAATCTCTACCATCACCATTGAATCCATATGGCGTTTCCTCTTCAGGCTGTCTTATTCCTTCAGGTTCTAGTGGGTCAAAATGTACATCATCAACCACACCTTCGGGTAATTCTGTTGGTTCTATAGATAGGGGAAATTTATTATTGGCAAAAAGTACATCTACAATTTGTCCGTATGCAGCAAGTGTTTTAGTTTTTGTTACCTTTATAAATACTCTCGACTTTTCTGCTTCTGTAAACTGAACATCAGGTCCGTATAATCCACGATAGTTTCTGTAGGCTCTTATCCATCTTTGTTCATCTTGATATCTATAATCTTCTGCACGTTTAAATTTATCTGTGACAAAACCTATTATAGTATTTACGCTTGCGTCTGTGAATGTGCTATCTTCACTATCTCCTAGTGCGATAGCATCTTCTTCCATCATTACATCTTCAGCCATATTTTATCCTTTAATATCCAAAAACAGAATCTGCTACTCTCATTCCAACACTCGGTCTTCCTACTGGGTCGTAATCAAATACACTAAATCTTGGTCGTGACATTATACCATATCTTAACGCATCATACAAATGGTCTTCTGACTTTGTATCTACATCCTCTGGATTCTTTTTGTCCAATGGAATTGATGGTAATTGAGAAACAGTATTTGTACAAGTATTGAAAAAAACCAAACGTGGTTCTTCAGTAAACTCGTCAACTTGTAATCGTCTGTGTACTTCGTTTTTTCCTGCAACTCTACTTCCTCTACTTCTGTCTGATGGTCTCCAACGACAACCTTTACTAATCATTTGCTCTGCTAGTGAAGGTCCTGTGTCTCCTCTTTTGTGCCATAAAGAACTATCTAGCACTCCATACTTTATATTACCATCCTCTGCTTCTAACTCTAACACCATATCTGCTAAGTCAGTGGCTAATATTTTAGATACGTATAATTCTCTGTATACTATTATCTGTTCATTTGGTGCTACAGCAAACCATAAAACTGCTGAATAACTTCCATAACCATAGTCGCACGCTCTAAACTTTACCCAATTAGATGGAATATGAAAAGGCTCAACAACATGAATGTCACGGTTGAACTCAGTAAAAGCCGCACCTTCTTTAATGTCCCAATCTCCCTCAAGTAACTGCCTTCGTTGTTGCTCTGGGAGTGAAAGGAGCATTGCTTCATAATCTCCTGATTGGGATAAGAATGGGTTGTCTGATAATCTCGCTGGAATAAACCTGCGTTTAAACAAAGCCTTTCCTGCTTTAGAGTGTCCAGCTGGGTATCGTAATATTTCATTTGTTTCAATATTTGTTGCGTCAAACTTTTTTCCATAAGGTGCTGGGTCAATAAACATTTTCTTAACCCACCCATGTCCCCTACCTCCGGGGTTTGTTGTAGCCCTCATAAAGATAGGCAAATCAGGCGCAGTGGAACGTAGACGAGAACGCATGTAATCCCATGCATATGGTGTGGACCATTGTGTCAACTCGTCAAAACCTATCCAGCTAAATGCTAGACCCTGATAACGCAAGACATCTTCATCTCTATCAAGATAAGACATCCACAATCTTGCGCCAGATGGTGCGGTCCACTGCATCTTTCTTTCTGACCACTTTATACCGGGCCATATTTTTGGATATAACTCTTGCGACTTAAATATAAGTTCTCTTAATTCTTCTGTTGTATGTCGCAACAGCAATCCACTGAACTGTGGATGTCCCATATATCGTAATGGGTCTGCAAGCATAGCGTAACTTTTACCGCCACCTGCACTTCCACCATATAAAACTTCTCGTTCACCTGCAGCTAAGAAGTCTGTCTGAGGTCCGGGATTTGGCTTAAACAGCACATTGGCTGTTTCTTCAATCCCTTGCTCCTCCAATGGCACTCTTACTATTGGCTTAACAGCTTGCTGTTTTTGCACCTGTTCTTTGGGCTTCAATTTCTTGCGCTTTGGCGATAGCCTTTTCCGCATAGTCTGCCCATTGGCGTAAGCCTTTAGCTTTGTTTTTACGTTGTCGTTCATTCTCTAGACGCTTTCTCAAACCTACGTGGGAAATATACCTACCACTATTTTTTGTTATCCAATTAGCTACTTCTCTATAAGAGTATTGATTTACATACTTTCTAGCTTTTTCAATTAAATCTAACTCTAATGGTATGGGGTCTAAAATGTTTGAGTCACCTTTATTTATTTCGTATCCGAATGGTATTGTACGTGCAATACGTGGAATCGGTGTCCACTCATTATCTTCTTTTAAGTCTGTTGGTTGTGGTAGTTTCCATCTACCTAAACTTCTATTTGTCATCTTTTTCTATAACTTCTTTTACCCAATCACCGTTATCACCAGTATTCTCACACACTTCACATCTATCATCTTCAATATGACTTCCGCATATCTCACAAGTGGGTTCATAAAGCATCTATATTACGTCCCTCAACAAATTTTATAACATTTTCTTCAGGAACACATAAAACTTTTTCTATTGGTCGTGGGCCATATTGTTCTACTAATGCTTTTATAAAAGGAACAGGATTATCTTTTACATAATTTGTACACTCTAAAGAACTATGAAAATGACCATGTTCTTGAGGTTCTTGAAATATATATACATCTTTTGTGCCATCTGAATGTACACCTAACATTATTGCTACCGCAAACCAACTTTCTGCTATCATTTATTCTTCTTCCGTTTGTTTAGGTGGCATAAGCATAACACCACCAGTTGCTTCTACTTGAACCTTTTCTGTTTTTATTAAACCAGTTCTGTCAAGTAATTCTTTTGCTGCTGACATCTTATCTCGTATACCAAGCTCTGTTGGGTCATGCAATCCACCCACCATAGCCATTGCAGCTTTAGGTGCATTACGTGCCATAAATAGTTGTGTGGCTTCTAGTATCTCTTCTTTCAAACCTTTTACTATGGCTAATGTAGATGTACCTTCAGCATATCCTGCTAACTTCTTGGCTGTTACCATGTCTCCGTTTGCTTCTTCGAACAAAACATCTAGAAACATTTGTTGCTTTGCATTTAATTCTCTAGGCATTTTCTCTTGTTTCCATTTTTGATTGAACTTGAACAGCAGCTTTATTTCCATTTACATATAGACCAAACCAAGCTGCACCTGCGCCAACAACAACAGATACGAAACCTGCTTGAGCATTGTTGGGGTCTGGCAAATTCATAAACCAATTACATGTTTGATAAAACACAACCATGTAGGATAATATTAAAAGTCTTGGTACAATTCTCCACGAATCTAATCTCGCTGCTGTAATCATCATACTACCAATTCAAAATGCGGTCCGTCTAAAAATGGCCGCCTTGAAGCTTTACGTCTTGTATCTATATAGTCCATCATTAACTCTTCTGATGTTCCTGTCCAATCTGTTAATAGTGTGTGCCACGCTGCACCCCACTTTAATTGGCAACCTACTTTTTTAGCTCCCTCTTTCATAGCGTCAGCAATATCATCATATACGTTTAACTCCCAACATACATTTCCGTCAACATAAGCAACAAGGTCCGCTGCATGTGACATGCCATCTGCTTGTGGTAAATGTTTGCTGCGCATAGTTTGTGAGCGTCCAGCTTCATATAGTTTCTTTTGCTCTTCGTAGGAACGTACACCATATGTGCATCCAAAGTCCACCTTGGTCACTTGAATAGCTTCTTTGACAGTTTGTACTAAGTCTTGGTGTACACCATCTAATTTACCTAAACTTCTTTTACTAAGTTTAAACGCCATATTTTTTCCTATCTTTTACTGATTTCATATATTCTTCTTGCAAAGACTTTTTTAACTTTAGTTTATTTCTTTCTTTGATAAACTTTCGTATTGGGTCAACCATCTCATCTTTGATTACCCCTGCCACCTTAGTGCCATTTTTAATCTTGTCTACTACTTTGTGTGGAAAAAATTTAGCTACCATTAGTATCTCCTACATTATTAAAACATACATTGTAAAACAACCTAACAAGAAAATTACAAGATGTGTAATCCATACTTCTCTGTTCACTTCTTCCTCATGTTAAAAAATTTACCTGCAGACCGTGTGGCAAAACTAGCACTCACGATAGCTCCTAATGCTATCTGATACCACTGTGGCATACCTGCAAGTGCAGTAAACCCATCGGCTACTATAGCACGACCCCACTCGCCGCAGAAACTTAACACAAGTGGAATACTAAAAAGTAAGGTCAACCATTCGTCCTTCCAACTGGACTGCGATGCTCGCATTGCTGCCAAGTCCCAATCAATCTCACCTGTAGCTTCTTTCATACGAATAGTAGCTTCAGCTTTTTGTATGGCTGTCTTGCCCTCTATGTATGATGAAGCTAGACTTGATATCGAACTAAATATTGTACCTATCA